CTTCATCTTAGGACAGTAGACAACACCTTCATGAATACCGATCTCGCTATCGGGTGAAGCCTTGATTAAGTTTGCTATCTTCTCGCTTGGCTTAAAGCCTCGCCACATTCTTTCGACTAATCGAGCCTTAACCTTCATTCGACGCCAATGCGTTTCAATCGTACCGTATGGCCCTTCTTCAAACGCTATGCCTTTCTGTGGTATTGCGTGAAAGACGATGGGCATATCATCGTCGTCTGACTCATCTATCCTTAAAGTCGCTGTACCCACTAGCAGATCAAGTGCAGCCTCAAAGAATTGCGTACCGAAGTTAGAACGGTTGATGTAATCAAAAACAATCTCGGCCTGTTCTTCTAGGTTCTCGCGTATGTCAGTTTCTGACACGCCATAGTCGCCAGACTCTAACAGTTTGAGTACCTGTTCACTTGGTTGGAACGTAGCCCAGCGCGCCCAGATAGGTGCAATGTTCTCTTGTAGCTTGCTTGCACCCTGTTGAATAGCGGTCAGTGAAGTCGAATCGAATATGCGATCCATCTTCTTTTGACCCTTATCCTCGCGGTCAAATAGGTTTCTTTGAGGTAGAAAGTATTCATACACGTCTGATAGCTGAGTGTGCCACATAGCTTCAGAGTCAAACGCTTTCTTCTCTCTCGTTACTAAATCGTTAAACGATCCCAAGTGTTCAGGTAGTTGCATGGCTTACACCTGCTTAGTGTTAGATATTGATTGCTTGTTCGTTATCATTGTTCTTGGCACCCGAAACGCTGAAGCCCCTGTTGCGCCACCCGCCAAAGACCCAATCATGCCGCCCGCTGTAGTGCCGCGAGTACCACCACCCATACCACCACGACCTGCCGCCTCGCCACGTGTTCGGGGTGCGCCAGCTAATAGACTGGATCGGCCCAGCTTGCCGCGAGACAAGGCACGGAAACGATCTTCCTGCTCTTCAATCTCTTTATCCAACATAATTGTTTGACGGCGCTCAACCGCTACTTCTTGCGCTGTCTTCTTCGGTGCCTTTGGCTTCTTCATGCTTCAACCTCGTATACAGTTGATAAGGTGTAAGAATCAACGGGTCATTGATTCCTAGAATTTGTTTTGCGTGACCTACACACGTGTTTAACATGAATAGATTGCGCCTTGATTGTCTCCGCTTGGCTTTGACAATTATCACCTCGTCAAGTTTAAACGGTTGGTCGTCAATAGTAAAAAGATCAAAGTATTGCCTGGTCTTACCATACACGATCCACCGACCTCGATCCGGCATTAACACGTAACAGTGTCTAATAAATGGATGCAGGAACGGCGACCACCAATGACGATCATCATCGGTGAACACTATGTACACGTCAGAAGACACTAAACGCCACCTTAGCGGTCGTAGGGCGATCAAAGCCGTGCGCCCTAGCCAATGCCTGCCTACCTTCTCCTTCGCCTTGTAAAGCGTATTCAAGAGCTTCTACAGGGTGTGAGTATTCGTTCTTGTCTGGCTCATCAGTATATCGATCACCCGAGACCTGGATACGCCGATAACAGAAGCCACCCTGCAACCCCTTGCGTATCATCTTAGCCTTCGGGGTTAATAGGAACCTTGGCTTGCCATCCATACAGTTTTCCTTCATCGGCAGTTCAAGTGCAGCCCTTCGCATCGACGGGTCGTTAGTGTTTGTCGGTGAACATGGAATACCCGCCGCCCTGATAATCTTGAAAGGGGTATCGGCATTCGCTTGGTTCTTGTTGTCGCCCGACGGATCACCCCAGCCTTTGAACTTGTGCTCTGGATAGTTGGCGTCGATATACCGTTTCAACTGTGGCGCAAAGTCCACCGCCCCACTATCGGTTAGACAGAATTCATCGAAGCATACCCATCGCCCCATTGATGTACGCTGTAGAAAAGCACAAGCAGGTGTTCGACCAAAGTCGAAGCCGAGAATTATCGGGATATCCTTGGAAGGTTCAAAGTCAGTAGGCGAACAGTGCACGGAGTCCACATACATCGGGTGGACGGGCTTGCCACTGCTAACAAAGCCGTATTCATTCGCTAAATTGACCTTGACCCAATCATCGGTCTTGCCTTGCAGACCTCGGTAATAGTAAGCAGTCGGTAGGTTGGTTAAATTCTCAGCGTCTGGATTTACTACCCACTTTTCGCCATCCCGATACACGCCGCCTGGTTGCCGATGGAAAGCCCAACCCTCGGGTCGCTCTTCTTCTGCCAGCTTGTAGTACCAATGGTCTTCATCCGGCGCGTTCGAGTCGCCAACAATCCCATAGTGCGTAGGTCGCGCGCCTTCCTTCGGTGATGGATATCGACCAGCCCGAAGATCGAGCATGTCAATCACAGCCTTGGAATGTTCCTTGGCTTCGTTCAACCATACCCAAGTTGTCTGTATACCCCGAGCCTTCTTAACGTGATCGGGGCGGTCGAATGCAATGAAGATGACCTCACACCTAACACTCGTACCATCTTCGAGTTGAAAGGCTAGCCGATGCGTTGGCGGTTCTTTGTTGCCCTGCTTAAACTCACCGAGGTCGCCCAATATCTCGATCCAGTCTTTAATGGTGGTGCTGAATAGTTCAGAGTAGGTATTACGTGCCGCGATGATTCGGGTTAAGCGTACACCGTGGTTCGGGTGCCTCTCATCCCTCACTGGTGCCTGCTCGCACATTAGATCAAAGAGCTTGAGAATGGTCTGGACCGTCTTACCTGAACCCAGCGGCCCCATAATGAAGCTGTTACGCTCGCGACAATCGGCGAACTCTTGCAGCACTTTACCCTGGGGCTTTAGGTGGAACTCAATTGTAGGCATTACTCAACGCCATCGAAGCGCTTCTTAAGCACAGACACGATCAGAGCGTCGCCACCTTCACCCGTGACCTCTTGACTCTTAAGATCGGGCAGATACTTGCCAGCCATTTTGATTCGAGCATCGAGTGCAGCTTTATACTTTTGAAGATCATTCGTAAAAGTCGATGAATCAGGGTCAAGCCCTTCGATTTTTTCGATTAGATCAAAAAGATACTGAATTGACCCCCTTTCGGTAATGTACTCTCTCAGGGTGTCTTGTCTTAGCTTTCGATTCTTTGCCGCTGTACTTGCAGCCATTACTTATTACCCCAGTTTATACGGTCGTAATTCGCCTTGAACTTGTCGCGGCTCTCTTGTGTGCTCTTGCGTGGCTTCGATCCTTTGCCCCCGTCATATTCGGGAAAGTGTCGTTGCCTGGTCTCTTTGTCGAGCTTGTGTCGCATGTCCATAGTAAGCCTCCGTTATAACCTTATTTTATAGACTGGTTATAAGATCGGCAAACGTTATGACAAATTGATCTAAGTAATATGTAAAGATTTATTTGACACGTGTAAAAGGTTTATTGTTTAATTATCTCAACGGCGCACAACGCGCCATGCAACCTGGAGGGAATCACCATGAACATTTTTGACATTGAAGCAAAACAGCGTGAAGACGCATACCGCGAAGGCTTTGAGCTTATGCAGTCAACAATTAAAGCGCACGGCGTTAAAACCGCAATGAAGTGGTTCAACGATTACCACCGCCCTGGCGAACCATACAAGGGCACAATCGACGGGTACCACCGAATGAAGGGTGAGTTCGACGCGATCTTTAAATCAATGTACAAGGCCGCATAAGCGGCCCCCACTGGAGGGATTGACCATGGCATACCTTACCGATTCACAGATTCACGAAATGGCAGCAGCAGTTCTTTCAGCCCTGGAAGTCAACTGGCTATCACGTAACGACAAAATGCGAGTAGCTAGAGAGTACGCACTAGACGAGCTTGGTGTGCGCCCTTCCGAATCAGCTTGCGGCTTGGCTGTAAAGCTGGCCAGCATGGGCTGGAATGAAATTGTATTAAACACTAAACGAGAATTGAGCGCGTAAGCGCTCTTTAACCTGGAGGGAATCACAATGGATTACTTTGAATCAGCAGCAGGTATCGAGATCACCGAAGAGCGCGCCTTTCAACTGCTAGTCGAGCACGGCGTCGACGACAGCATTTACGAGTTCCGCGACGATGTAGATACAAACGAGCGCGGTCTATACAACGCGCAAGACGTTCTAACCTGGCTTGGTTACTAGGGGGCAGCATGAAACGTTATCAAATCATTCTAGGCGCTTGCGCCTTTTTTTTCGCTCTCGGTTTAGTCGGCTCGATGGACGTAGCCGAAGCCGAAGCCCAGGCCAAATTCTATGAGCGCATGGTGTGCGCGGGTCATTGGCCAGACTACGAGAACCGCAAGCCAAAGTGTGTAAAGGGTTAGCAATGCCAAAACGAAAACTAACAGCAGCCCAGGTCAAAGCTATTCGAATTAATCGAAACGGGTTGACCTATCCGCAACTCGCCAAAAAGTATGGAGTGCACCGCAACACAATCGCATTAGCGCGGTCGGGTGCTACATGGGCGAAAGTTTACTAATGTCAAAAAAGGATAGTACAATGGAAAGCGAATTTGATGAGATGATTGAGGATATCATCGTTTCAATTCAGGCAGCGCAGACTATGGCCGACCGATTCAATAAAGAGTTTGCCATGTTGGATGATCTGAGCGTTCATGAATTAACCGAGTACACAAGGCAGAGGGCGGTCGAGATCGTCAAGCCAAGACGAGGTGTTTATGTATGTGGTAGAGATGAAAGATGACTACGGTCATAACTATGTGGTCGGAGTGTATGCAGATATTGACCATGCGAAGTTTGCAGCTTGGTGTGAAGAAGCAGCGACTGAGCATTGGAGTTACTCAATATCCTGGCATGAACTTAACTACATTGATCCAGTTAAGCAAGACGCATTCGAGGATTGGATAGATGAGTGACGAAGAATGGATCGAGTTGATGGCGTGGCTACTAATGACTTTGCTTTGCGTTGTAGTCGGGAGCGCGCTACTCAATTGGACACTATAGTAAACAGATAAGTATATATTCGCGCATATAAGATACATAAATGTATACATTTGCACAGTAAAGCCACATATATGATGCTTTAAAGCGGAAAGGTGTGAAGTTTTAGTAAAAATCCATGCAAAACTGGAATTAGAATCCGAGATTTCATGGGTTGTATTCCGAGATTTTCATAAAGGGAGAGTGAGGGGATGATTCATTATCACGGGACACCATTGAGCGGTGACATAGCTGTACAGGTTCGCGGCCTGAAAGCCAGACACGCGATGGTAAGTTTCTGGAAGCCGAGCCAGATTGAGATTGTAGCTGAGGTGTGTCAGTCGTTTTGTATCGACAATGGCGCGTTCTCGGCATGGAAGAATGGCGGCACGATTGATCTAGAAGCATATGCTGAATTCATCGACAAGTGGTCACGGCATCCGTCTTTTGACTTTTACGTTATACCTGACGTAATTGACGGGACATTTGAGGATAACCGCAGAATGCTAGCAACATGGTCGAAGTATGGGATTAACATGTTACAGAAGGGCGCGATAGTTTGGCATTTGCACGAGCCGCTAGAGGCGCTAAGAGACTACTGTAATGCATATCAAAGAGTTTGTATTGGCTCGTCTGGTCAATACTCGCAAATCGGCACGCCAGTCTGGTGGGGGCGTATGGCTGAGGCTATGGAAGTGGCGACCGATGACGATGGTATGCCGCTAACAAAACTTCATGGGCTAAGAATGCTAGACCCTACTGTGTTTAGTCACTTTCCATTTTCGTCAGCTGACAGCACAAATGTCGCTCGAAATATTGGGATAGATCAGGCATGGAAGGGAACGTATGTGCCGCACAGCAGAGAGGCGCGAGCGTTGATACTTGCAGAGCGCATAGAGAGTCATGCATCGGCTAGTAGGTGGAACGGGAAAAGCTCTGGTGCATCGTCTAACCTGGAATTGTTCGGATGAAAGAATACACTGTAAAGGTTTACAGCGATGGCGGTGTTCATTGGTTTTTGAACGGCAAGCGGCATCGAGAAGATGGGCCAGCGGCTGAATTGCCTGATGGATCAAAGCATTGGTTTTGGCATGGTAGGTGGGTTACCGAAGATGAGCATAAAAAACTAAGGGGGAGTGAGTAAGAAACGCTTTACATCATAATAAGATTGCTTTACATTTAACTTGTCTGGAGGGACAAATTATGGATGAACTAAATCAAGTTGAGTATTCGGAGTGGCTGCGCTGGTGCGGTTACGAAGACGCAATGATGTACGCAAATCCCCTGGATAGCGATCCGGATTATCTGGCTGGCTATGCAGAGGGTTACGCTCATTTAGAAATGGAGGGAAGTCATGAGTTGTGAGAGATGCCAAGACTGTAGTAATGCAGTGGTTGATGGGGATAGGTATTGCTGGGATTGCGCCAATATCAGAATGATTGATAACGCGCGCGAAAACCAAAATTATCTATGGGATTTAATGATCGGCGAATTTATTCCAGCTAAAGATAGCAAGCAAGCTGTTGAGTTGATGGATAACCGAATGAGAGACATATTTGAGGCGTGTCTACTCGAAGATAAAGAATCCGTTTTCCGTTTGGTTAACAGGGTTCTTCTAGAAGAAGCGTTTCAAATTAAGGAGGGTTACAGTGAAGTCTAGTGAATCAATCGAAAAGCTGGCATTAGCATTATGCTCAGCACAGGGTGAGATGGGTGGGGCCGTTAAGGGCTCCGCTAACCCATTCTTCAAATCAAGCTACGCCGATCTTACAAGCGTAATCAAGGCGATCAAAGAGCCATGCTTTAAACACGGCTTGAGCTATGTTCAGCTACCACACCGAGATGGCAATTCAATCGGGGTTACTACTCGCTTAATTCACACCAGTGGTCAGTGGTTAGAGCACGAGTTCACGCTACCAATGGTCAAGGGCGATCCGCAGGCAGCGGGCAGTGCAATTACCTATGCGCGTCGCTATGC